TGTGCGCCGCTAGGTCGAGATGCGCGTCGTCGTCCGGGTCCACGTCGTCCGGGTCGATGATGAACATCTCCAGCTTGCCAAGCTCGTTCCACCAGATTCGAACGTGCTGGTACGCTTCTAGGAAGCTGTCGATAATCTCCGCCACAGTTTCGGCATTCTGATCGCCACCGAACCGGCGGGCCGATTCGATGCTGTGGGTGGCGAAGAACAGCGAAGCCGCACTCCATGAGGTGTCGTCTATGATGAGGTGCGGCCCCCTCCATCCAGCGAGTGGGGGAGTGCGGTATGCATACTCCTCGACGATCACTCGCAACTGGTCCACCGCGCCAGTGAGAGGTTCGCCAAGAGCCAAACCGTCTTCATTTGGTCCGCTTCCGTCGAACGACACCACAACGCCCTTCTCTGGCTGGTAGCCTTCGGCGATCACGATGATCGTAAGGTAGTGTCCGCCATACACTCCACGAAGGATGCTCCAACCTCCCGTGCCCTGCGGGATGCCGTCGAAGTAGAGCTTGGCGATGTCGATCATGCGATCAACAGAGGCGAGCCACCAATAGCCGTTGTCCTTGTCGTACCTGATGTTCACCGCCGGGACCATTCCGCGCATGGTGACGTCGAACGAACTGTGGTAGCCCAGAACTAGCGGAAGCTGCGTTCCGTAGATCGTCCCTTCAGATGCCGATCCCCACTGAGTCCTCGTGAACACTCCGTTCGGAACCGGGGTCCTGAGCGCCGTGTCGTTCGTCTTCAGGATCAGCTTGGTGCAGAGGCCACCATCCCGCTCCCAGTCGGACAGGATCCCCGTGAAGAGTGGTTCCCAATCCACGAGCGAAAGGCCCGGAGTAGCGGAATCGATCGTAGCCATGCTACCGCGAGGGTCGTACGTCTCCAGCATTCGGATCAGGTCGCCGTTCGGGTCCACCACGGAAACCGCCGTCTCGACCGCACGAAGCCCCCGGTCCTTGATCCCGGACCCGTACTCGATCGTGTCCCACCCGCCAAGCTTGGTGACGCCCGTGACCCCCCCAGCGGCCGTTGAGCGCCCCTGTGGCGCGTACACGTACGACCCGAGGCTCAGACCCCTAGCGACGAGCGTCAGGCGCAGCACTGGAAAAGGAGCAACTCCTCGTCGGCACTCTTCCAGCATTCCTGCGCTTCGCATCTAGGCTCGTCCACTTTCGATGAGGCTGGAGAGGTTCTTGCTCAATTCCCGCTCGGCAGCTCGGAGGGTGAATCGGCGCATCTGCTCTACCATCGCGGATGTCTGCATCGGATTCTCGTTGATATTGAGGTGGACTGTCGTCGTGTTCCCGCCACCAACCTGTCCGGGCAGGACAGGGTCGCCCGGCCGAATGACAGCCTCGGTGTTGTGAAGCATGGCGGGTGTTCCGCGACCAAAGTTCTGCCACCCGAGAGTGCCAGCAGCAAAAGAGTTTGCAGTCTCAGGCGGAACATCCGGAGGCGGAGCTCCATTGGTCACAACATTGACTGGGATGTTAACTGCGCCAGGGACGTTCGCGATAATTGCCGCGATAGCAGCAGCTGCTGCCGCCGCCGCTTCCGGAACATCGGAACCAAGAGCCAACACCAAATCGGCCCAACCCGGATCGTTCGCAAGTTCCCCAACCGCCTCGGCCCCAACTCCAAGCGCAGCAGCAAGGCTGTCGCCCGCCGCTGCGTTTCCCTCCGCAGCCGACGTTGCCATTGCCGCGATCTGGTCCATAGTCGTTGTCCCGATCGCCACGGCGGCGGTCTGAGTTTCGAGGAGCGCGATACCAGCCGCTGCCGCTGCTGCCGTCTCAGTGTCCCCAACGAATTTTCCAATCTCTTCTGATACGATAGCCAGATCGGCAGCAATCGCTTCGGCGTCAATCACACCAGCAGTCGCATCAGAAACAGCCGTTTCAGCATCTGCGCCAAGCAGCGCCACCGCGTCGGTTGCCAGAATGGCGGTGGACTCGATCCCCAGCGCCGCCGCGTCGAACGTACCAGCGATCGACGCGGCCGTCGTTGTAGCTGCGTTCGCCAGCGACGCTTGCGACTGCTCCCATGTGATCTCTGCCAGTTTCGCGGCCTCCATGGCATCGAACATGGCCTTGAGCTTGTTATCGCCAGAGGCCTTAGATGCTGCGAGCGAAGCCTCCGCCGCCGCGTCTCCTGCCGCTTTGGCGGAACTGTAAGAAGCAACGACCTGTGCCGCCGCTGCTTGATTGGCGTTCGCCCAGTCCTGCGCTGCCGTCACCGCAGCGTCACGTCCCTCACGTGCAGCTTGCTTGTTGCTATCACCAGACGCCTTAGCCGCCTTGACCGCAGCGTCGAACGCAGTCTGGACCGCTGTCGCGCTTTCGATTCCAGATGCCTTGAAGATCGCGGTGTTTTCCTGTTTCCACTGTTCGGTCGTGGAGCCAATAGCCTTTAGTGTGTCGCTCCACGATTCATTCCAACTGTCTCCCGCTGCCTTCGAAGCGATTCTCGCCTCTGTAGCCGCAGACTTGACTGCGGAATCCACATCAGAGAACTGATCATGTAGAGGAGCGCTGGACTGATTGGGTGCATTCGTTCCACTCGGAACTGCACCAACAGCGTTGCCAAGTGCATTTGCAGCACCGGCTGCGTCTTGGAACGACCCCTGCATCTTCTTAACGCTGTCCGGGATCGTCGCCCCCATGACCTTTGCGATCTCGACCATCACGTCGAGCATCGCCCGCATCGGGTCGGTCTTGAACGTGATCCCGTTCTGCTCGGCGAGATCCTTCAGCTTCTGCGTGTCCGCGTCGAGCGGGACGCCGAACTCCTGCGCCGCCGAGATCGCCGCCTGAATCGACGGAGAGACCGCGAGAAGCGCTGTCTTCATGTCAGCGCCGCCAGCCACCGCCTCATCGAAGAGCGTCTTTGTCGCTTGTTGGATCGCGCCGAACTGTTCAAGGCTGAGGAATCCCGAGTTGGCAAGGCCCTGCATCGCCTGCGAGAGCCCGTCGATCCCCTCGAACAGAGGGCGCAGCTTCTCGTTGCCAATCGTGTCGAATGCGGCACCAAACGGACCGAGGATCTTGGTTACGGCATCCTCGCCAAGCGTCTCCAGAAGGCGCGTGCGGAGCGTCTCGAAGGAGTCCTTCATCTGATCGACTGCTCCGATGATGCCCTGCTCGCTAACGAGTGCGTTGAAGACCGCCCCGAACACCATGCCGGTATTCGCGGCCAGCTTCTTCACCGCCTCGTCGCTCAACCCGGCAAACGCCTTGTCGGCCTCTTCCCCGAGCTTGTCTACCTCCTCCTTTGTAGACTTCTTGAAGAGCGCCGCGAACTTCGCAAAGCCCGCAGCCGCCCTCGAAAGCTGCTCCGATACGAACGCCTTGATCTCTGGCGAGTCGAGCTTCATGTCGCGGGACGCCTTGATGAGCGCGACCATCTCGCGCGATCCAACCGTTCCCGCCTTCATCGCCTCGTCGGCGATCTTGGTGAATGCTTGCCCAACTTGTTCGAGACCCTCCTTCGCTGGGATGCTACCGTCCGCGATCCCCTTCATCAGTGATGCGACTTGTGGAGCAAACGTGCCAGCGGCCTTCTTCGACTCGTCCATCGCGGATGATAGATTCAGTAGAGCTGCCGACTTGATGTCGATCTTTAGGTCTTTAGCGGTCTGTTGGATCTGCTTGGCGAGCTCCTGACTCACTTCCATGCCAAGGGCCTTGCCAGCAGCCTTGGCGTCCTTCTTCAGTTTCGCACCCTTTAAGAATCCAAGGACCCCACCAACGATCGCACCGGCTGCAGCACCATAAGGGCCAGCGATCATTCCGATCTGGGCACCAGAAGCAGCTCCTTGCATCGCCTGGCCAGCAACCATCTTGTTGCCAGTGCCCTTGTTCAGCATTCCTCCGATAGCGCCAGCAGCCTGGGTACCTGCTTGGATCATCGCCATCGTCTTGGCAGAGTGCTCTTTACCAAAGATGTCCTTGACTTTTTCGTTTGGCTTGATCTGAGCAATCTGGGAGAGACTATTGGACAGCTGGCCGGCGATGGTCAGGGATTCTCCAAGAGTACCTCCGAAGTATTCCGCCATCTTTCCGGCAGCATCCAGATACTCTCCCCACTTGGAATAGCTGCTGGAGCAGTCCTTTGCAGCCTCGCTGGCCACAAGAGTGTTGTCCTTGACTGCCTCGACGTAGTCCGGAGCCTCTCCAGTTCTCTTGACGATCTCTGCCCAGACCTCCGCGTATGCCTTGCCAAGTCCCGGCAATTCGCTCATCGGGATCTTCGCGGCATTTGCCTGAGATACTAACTTGTCCAGAGAGGCACCTTGTGCCTGGAGTTGGGTGAGATTCAGCCCTGCAAGACCGCCCTTCTCAGAGGTGCCTCCGCTGAGCATGGACTCATTGAGCAGCTTGAACTCTGCGGCGATGGTCTTGACCGTTGGGCCAAGAGATTGGAGAGCAGCATCGACGTCGTTAAACTTCTTGTCCCATGCCTCCCCTTCAGCGATGTAGCTCTGAAGGAGTTGGAAGCGTTTGACAATCTCATCCGCCACAGGTGGGAGAGACTGGCCACTCTTTTTGGCCATCTCAATCTGCTTGACCAGACCTTCGAGTTGCCCTTGATCAACAGATCCTGCATTTGGCAGTCGGCTCAGTGTGTCGGAAAGCTTCTGAGATTCAGTAGCCACCATGAGACCCTGCATGGCCAATGCAGCCTGATTGATCTCAGTAGCAGCGTCCCTCGCAGCCTGAGCCTGTTCGAGGAGCTTGTCCTTGTTTCGCTGGATCGCCTCAGTGCTGTTCGCGTTTGCAATTCCGAGAACTCTCTGCGCTTCCGCAGCGCTATTGACCGTGATCCCCAACTGGTCAAATGCCTGTTTGATCAGTTCGGTCTCGTTCTTCTGTTTCTGAGCGGCGATGACAGCTTCCTTGGTCGGAGCCACATACGCTACCTGTGCTACACTCAGTTTGTTGAACTGGTCGAGGAGACCCGAAAGGGTGGTGGTCAGCGTTCCGCCCTGGGCCTGAAGACGTTTGGCCTCTTCAGCGATGTTCTTCAAGGCTGTTGCGCTAAGAGGGCCACTCTTCTGGAGTTGTGCTACTGCAGTGTCGAGTTTTCCGATCTCAAAGGCAATATCAGCACCAGTGAGTTTGTCCTTCAGATCAGGAATTGAATCAATTGCTTCCTTGCCCTTCTTAGCTGCACGCTCCATTTCCTGGCCATTCTCGATCCAGGTCTTACGATACTCTTCAGCAGCATCTTCCCCGTAAACCAACCATGTGCCCAGTTCCCCAATCTTGTCCGAGAGCGAAACAGTCCCATTCTCGAACATCTTCATATCGCCGAGCCACTTACCGATCTCCCATCCAACAAATCCGGCAGCGGCAATTGCGGCAGCTGCCCCGATAAGTGAAAGACCAGCTGCTGCGGGACCGGCTGCTGCAGCCATGAGACCGGATGCTGCTGCAGCCACCCGCTCAGCAATGGCCAACGCGTACACTTTGATCGTGGCGACGATAGCGGAATTGGACACCCATGCAATAGCGGTTGCGAGAAGACCCTTTGCTCCAGCAGCCATTGTGGAAGAAGCTGCCGAGACCTGCTCAGCCACTGTGAGAATTGCAGTCTTCGCTGCAGTTGCTCCCGAAGCATTTCCGAGCCACAGAACTGCAGCGGAGAGGGTCGCGTATGCAGATGCTCCCATCGCGTTGACTGCGTTGGCAGTTGCGTTCACAGCAGTCATCGCCGCAACTTTGGCAGTTGCCAACATCGTGGCACCAGCGAAACTGGTGACAGCTCCTGTATCCGCAACAGTAATGAGCCCGAATGCCACCATTACAGCTTTCAGGGTCAAGAATGCGGAGCCTAGTCCTCCAATCAGCGTCAGGAGACTTCCGAAGATCCAGATCAATGGCCCAGCAGCTGCAACAGCGAGGGCGATTCCGATCACCCAGTTCTTTGTGGTCTTATCCAACTTCTCGAACCAAGTCACTGCTGCCTGGATGTACGGAACCATCGATTTTAGGAAATTGAGGAAGGACTCGAATGCCGGAAGAAGAGCCATGCCAAGCTGAGTTGCCAGCTTGTTCATCGTCTCACGCATGACACGCAGTTGGTTGGTAGGTGAGTTGATCGTGCGAGCCAAGTCACCTTGCGCGTCCTTGGTTTGCTCCATGATGGCCAGATACCGAGCCTGGACCTTCTGCTGAGCAGTTAGCTCCTGTCCAACAGCAACAAGACCATTCCTCCATGCGACTTCCTGGATTATCTCCTCTTTGATGATAATGCCGAGGACCTTCAGTCCTTCTGCTTCTCCTGAGAGACCAGAACGGAGCTTGCGGAATGCCTCCTCTGGGTCGAGATTATAGAACGAGGCCATGTCCTGAGCCAGCATGACAGTCTTCGTCGACAGGTCGTATGCCGCTTGCTCAGTCAGACCAAGAGCCGAGGTCATGGTGAAGAGGATGCCCGCATTCTTACGCAGAGCGAACTCGTTGAGTCCTAGTGACTCTCCAAGATTTTTGGACCATGCTCTGGCTTGTGCGGACATCCCCTTCATAGCCACTTCGAATAGGTTTTCGGACTCGACAGCTTCCATCGCCATCTTGATAGAAGCTCCACCAACAGCAGCGATGGCCAGAGTAACTGGGAGAAGAGACATGCCGACGCTCTTCATCTCCCCACCGAGTTTTGAGAAATTCTCGTTGGCCTTCTTCAAGGCCGGAGACATCTCGTCCCGGAGGCGGATGATTGCTTCGAGCGTTCCGACTGTGAGTACAGCCACTATTTGTCCTTCGGCACTATTCGTGCCTTGTGAAGTTCAAATGTGTTCGTCTTCACTGTCTTCATCAGTTCAGACCCTTTCCAGTGCTTGAGACTGTCGTCACTGTCAGCAGCATCGAATTCCGCCTTCGCATGAGCATATCGGAGGAGCGATATGGCCACGAGCGACAGTCGTTCAGGGTCTTCGTCGAGGTCCCTTGCAGCGACTGATGGAAGGACATGGAATTGATCCGCCACCTGAGTAACGAGCCACAGTCGATGGATGTCAGGGTCATCTGGCTCATCATCGTCAAGAAGTTGATGGAGAGCCCTTAGGATTTTCCCGAGGCAGCTTTGGCCTCTTCGGGATCGATCGGGGGAAGAGACAAATCCAGAATTGCTTCGAAAATGCTCTTCGAAGCTTCTTCGTCCAGATCGGGAAGACCCTCTGTGAGAGTGCGGGAGTAAGTCCAGCTCACGACCCCAGCGAGGATGACCTGCTCCGGATCGTAGCTGGTGTAGCGGGCCTTCCTCATTGCCTCTAGATCGACTGGCTTGGATGCAACGGATTCCGCAACCTTGTCCGCCGTGCCGTCGGAGAAAGCCTTGATGAGCTCTGCACCAAGGCCCTTGGAGAGAGAAGCCGCCTTGATCTGGCGAGCTTCCTGTGCCTTCTCGAGCGAACGAGCCGAGAGCTTCCGGATGTTGACAGCACCGTCTTCGAAAACAACCTGAGACGTCACCAACGAAGCAAACATGAAAACCTCCGAATGGCGGCGTGAGAGGTTCTGGCCTATTCCAGAACGAGATCACGCCGCCGAGGGCGGATGCTACTTCTTCGACTTGGTCTTGGACTTCGACGACTTGGGTTTACAAGCCATCATTACACCTCAGTGAACGCACCAGTGGGCTGCAGCGTCGCGGACCACTTGGTCAGAGCGCTGCGATCAGGAGTGCGCTTGTACGCCACGAGATACGTCTCGAAGGACGTGGTCTTCGTGCCAACCCACGTGATCGTCAGAGTGCGGGTCGCGGTGACCCCAGGAACTTCAGGAACGCGGTCAGCGAAGACATCGTCGGGTCCGCCACCAGAGTCATCGTAGAGACCACCCAGTTCGATCTGAGCGGACTTGCCGATGCCAACAGGAAGCCACTCTTCCCACTGGTCACCAAACGAGTGAACCTCTTCGAACGCGGACTCCACGCTGATCTCGTTGATCGAGAGAACGAACTGCGAGATGTCGACGGGAGTCCCACCCGAGTTGTCGTATTCGACCTTGATTCCTGCCGGCGTGCTGTTAGCCATCTTCTTTGCTCCTCCAAAGATCCAGCTTTCGCCGGAGTCCTATTGCCAACCTCATGATCGTCCTGGCCTCATCCAGTCGATCACTCTCAGTCGTTTCGCTCACCGCACAATACGCGAAACGTTCGACTTCCCGAACCGCACTTCTTGCCCTATCGACGAGCAATTCCGACAAAGAATTTGCCACTGGGGCTACTCGGCGTCGCGAATGTCCATTCAACCGCAACGTATCTCTGAAGCAACTGCGTTGCGGGCTCCAACTTCTTGGTACGAATTCCAGCAGTGACGTTTGCCGGAGACACTGTGGCGAAAGCCCCACCAGTCACTACGGTGTACGTATCGTCGTCCACACTGTTGTAGAGCGTGGCAGCGAGAGTTGCACAACCCGTCAGTGCCTCAACGTGGAGATGAGCCACGAACCCTCTGGAAGTAACTCTCTTCCAGGTGGCTCCCGAACCAGCGACTGTGATGTTGCCTACCGTGTCGAGAGTGAAACGGATGTCGTCGATGCGAGTGACAGTCCAGTTCCCATTCAGGCTGGGAGTTCCACCCACCTGGCCGGAGATGACGATCTTGTCCCCAGTCACGAGACCATGCGGCTGGATCTTGCTCCAGGTCCCAACAGTACCACCAGCGGTGATGTCCGCCACATCGTCCAGAGTGAACTTGAACGCGTCCACAACTGTGACCTGATGAACCCCATTGATGTCAGGCGTGGATCCAACGTGGTTCGCGATCTTGACCCAGTCACCGGTCTTCAGGCCAAACAGCTCTGTGCAGACCACAGCGTTGCTCGTTGCATTCGACGTGGCGATCGGATTCGGATTTCCCGCCTGGCCATAGAGATGGTCACTTGTGGTGTTGATGTGACCAACAGGAACGAGCCGATTCAGATGGGAGTCGTAGAAATCGACACCACCCTTGGGAGCAACAGCTCCCATGGTGTCCCCATCGGCCGTCTCCACACCCATAGGGTGAAGAATCACACCACGGCGATAGACACCAGAAACAGTGTGCTCGGCCTCCGCCTTCGTGAGAGCATTGCGTTCAGCGATCCGCTTCCACTTGCCGGCATAGGTGCCGTCCATGAGGACAGCCTCCTTGCCGATGGTCTGACCGCTCATGCCCCAGGCAACGAGCTGTTTGGTCTCACGAGTTTCCTGGAGTGCCGTGAGAATGACACCCTCGTTGTAGAGGCCACCACCAGCGGAGAGAGTGACCTTGCCAATCCCGACAGGGAGATACTCTTCCCAGGTCGAACCGAAAGAGTGCACCTCTTCAAAGGCGGACTCTGCATTCTCTTCCAGCGTGAACGTATCACTGGTCAGATCGAGTCCACCAACATGGAGCCATGCCGATCGCGGTCCATAGAAGCTCATTCCTTCTCCTCTTCGTTCGAAGTCTCAGGCTCTTCAGACCCAAGACCGAGCCATGCAGCTTTCTTTTTGCGAGGTTTGGGCTTCTGTGAATCACGTTCCCCGATCCAACCCTCCTCGATCATCGAAGGAGCAGCGACATCGGACACCTGGATGACGTCACCAACTTTGGGAGAAGACCAACCACCTTCGCTGGTCCGCTGACGAATCCCTTCTTTCAGAACTGTGTACAGCATTACTCCTCCAAAGGTGGGATGCCCTGCCCCTTGCGATACTCATGGCCGCAATTGGAACAAACCTGCCGCCACCATGAACCAAATGCGGTGATGATCTCTTTCTGCCTTGCCGGAGCGCTACAGATTGGGCAAAGAGCAGACTTTGGGCGCTCGGACTGGATGGGATTTCCGGCGGGATCAACTAGCACTGAGACCCTTCTCCACGATGAAATTCACATTGAAGATGATCCGTTCCCCCTCATCTCTCTGAAGGAAGAAAGGACTCTGCAATGGTCGAATCATCAGATAGTACGTGCTTCCAAGAGTCATCCCCTGAACACAACTGAGCTGCCGATAGATCTCTTCAATGCGCTTCCTTGGCTCTTCGTAGTCCTGTTTCTCCCCACGACAACGTACCTGAAGCGAGGGAAATTCGTACTGCACACCCTCCGCTCCGAAGTGAAGGATGGGCGAGCCAGCACCGTACTCGAAGAGACCTGTGCAGATATCCGGACTTGTTGGCATGTATCCTTTTCGGATTGTTCCTGTATTCCGCATCGTAGTGTACAGGTAGTCCGCGATATCATCCAACAGCATTAGACGCCCATCACCCGATTGAAACTGATTCGTCGAGCTACGCGTGATCCAAAAGAGTTCCGAGACTCATTCAGTGTGGATTCGAGGAACTTGGCCTGACCAACACGATGGTAGTTATCCACCAACTCATGCACGTAGATCGAATATCCAGCCCCTTCAGGGGAAGAGGCAGTCGGACCACCCACCGTGATCTTGACTTCGATGTCAGGAGTCTTGAACTCCACAGGATGAGTCTCGTGAGATCCCTTAAGAACTCCCCACTCAACAGGAGTTCGTTTCCGGGATTCTGCCTCCTCAATGAGGGCCTCTTCGAACATCGCTCGACCAAACTCCTTGGGGGAGTCCTGAGCGATCTTCGCGAGATTGCGATTGAGTTCGTCAATCCCTTTGATGGCGAATTGGACCTTGTTGGCCATCAGTTTACAGTCGTGTTTCCGCCCAGAGAAATCTGGAACATGTAAGGGAAGCCGGTTGCAGGATCCGTCATTCCTTCGACACTGAGGATGGCATGAGTCGACCCATCAGGAAGAACGAACTTGTCCCGAGGGTCCACAGGCTCTTTGCGCCCTTCTGCTCCATTCGCCACAATAGGCTGCAGTACAGTGACCTTCGCCAACTGCATCACATCCTGGCCAGAATAGGAGCGCACCAACTGCTGATTGTACTCCACAATCGCCAGTCGGCTCACAGGAGTCGAATAGATGGGCTTTCCGTAGGAATCATCCTCAAGCCAGAGGTAGTGCTGGACGTACACCTGTAGACCAGAAGTCACCCCATTCGCGACAGCGATCGCCGAACGGACAGTGTCGGAGAGGGCCATTAGGCTCTCACCAACTCTCTAGTCATCTGCTTCCTGGCACGAGGCTTTCCCCACCAGGAGGGAATCAGATTGATCACTGCGTCAGGAACGACCTTGGGAGTGATGGAGTCCTTGAAAGCAAGGGACACAGGACCCGCAGTCAGGGACTTGATGCCTTGGGTCTCGATGTCCGAATTCGCCGTAGTATCGGACACGATGAGCTGACGTGCAAATTCCGCTGTAGCTTCCTTGAGTCGATCCGGAATCTCGTAATCCGGAATGTTAGAGAGTTGGAGGAAATCCAAAACACCGATTCGAGGCCACTGGAGACTTTGGGTAGTGGTGGTGGACCACTCTGCCCAGGAGTACATCGAATCCAGAAGTCGAGTTGCCATGGTGAGAGCAACATTCTTCACTTCTTCAATGTTGGACCCACCAGTGAATGAGGTCTTGGCAGTCACGGAGATAGAGCCTGTTCCGGAGATGGCAACTGAAACTCCGCTCAGACTGGTGAGTGCTGCAGCCACAAGAGCAACAGTGTTCTTCGTAGGATCGATGGCACCAGCAATTCCCGTTCCAAGGGTGACGGTGATATCGGTGTCAACGAGAGCAACACTCATTGGCTGGCTATTTCCAGCTGCCAGAACCGCTTCGGCTGTCCAGGAGTTTCCTGCTGTTCCAGGTGCAACGACAGTAAGGGTGATTCCTCCGATGACCACACTCGCCGAAATGTTTGCCGGCCATGCGGAGGAATGCAGTCTCGTCTCGTGATATGCATCAGCTTCCGCAACGGTGCAGTAGCTATTTGCAGTCGGCGAACCGGGTGTGGTGACGAGAATTGGAGTGGACATGGTTACCTGGGAACTGCCGTGACCTTGAGACGCGCCTGAACGCTACCTCCGGAGAACAGAGCACCACCAAGAGTGAAAGTGGCCTCCGTGGAGGACAAGGTCAACGCATTTCCACCGACTCCTGCAGTCAGAGCCGTTAGTGTCAGAAGGTCCGTCCCAGAGTTGAGTGATGCGCTAGCAGTCGGATGCGCGATGCCGCCTGCACTCATGTAGTCCTGACCAGCGCCCGCTGTTCCACCAGACTTGTTGATGCAGCGGGACAGGTTCAGCATCGTCGCGTCGGCACTGGCCTCGATCTTCACATCACCAGCAGCTGCGACAATCGCCACGAACGTGTAGACCGTTCCATTGATGTTGAGAACCTTTGCTGCGGTCGGGGCAGTGCCATCCTCGTAAAGAACCGTGTTGGTGGCGGTTGTTGGAGTGTATGTTCCAGCCGTGGTGTACTTGACACGGAGTCTGTCACCGATCAGCCCGTTCAGGATTGTATTGGCTGTGAGAGACCCATCGGACGGAGTGGCCCCTGGTGCCAAAGCGATATTCGAATTGACAGCAGAGACCTTCGTCGCCGTGTTCGTAGTGAACTGGAAGCACATGATGTCGACCCACGTGACACCACCGTCGAGACTGGTCTGCACGTAGGCCGTTGCCGTGGTCCCGCCAGCCCTGTATACAAACTTCGCCTGGGAAGCAATATACTTCGGAGCGTCGGCTGGCAGCCGTGCGAGCGTGAAGACAGACCCCACCTGTGCAGTGACCGCAGCCGTAACGTCGACATCGAGAAGAGTCACTGCCCCTTGTGCCGTTGCAAAAGAGGAACAGAGGGACAGTGCTAGAATCCCAAATGCTCGGCGGAGCATACTCCTACCTCCCACGCCGACGAGACGGACGCTCTTCGACAGGAGCTTCGACTTGGACTTCTTCAACAGGGGGAGCAATGACCTCTCCAGGGGCAGCATAGAGATCATCGTTGAAGTCCTTGGCGTTGATTGTGACCGTTCTCCCAGATGCCTTTTGAACGACAACCATGGTCTTCATTTTGCTCCTTATGCGCTCTCGAGCGCGTACTTGAGAACCACGTCGAGATAACTGGCATCAGTCACGTCGGCGTCCGTCTTGCCGATTGTGATCGCGGTATTCGCATCGTTCGCGGTGAACGACGCGCCATCAGCCAGAACGACTCCCGCCGTGTCACCAACCCGAACCACGGTGTCCTTCAAGAGCGCCGCTTGTCCGAACGCCACCAGCTTCCGGCTGGAGGTGGCCAGCGTCCCGAGGATGTTCACCGTCGTCACGGCACCGGCAGCGTCGCCGATCGCGACGATGGAGGCGTCCACCAGCCGGTACTTCCAGCCGGGGATCGCCGGGAGAAGCGTGTGACCCGCGTTGACCTGCACGACGGTGACGCGGTGACGATGCTCGTGCGCCACGCCCGGATAGCGGATCGCACCATTGAACACCAGCGGTGCCTCGGCATCGCTTCCACCGTAGAACGTCGCCGCCGTGAGAGTCGCCTCAGGCTCGTCCTTCGTGAGCGTGAACGAGTTTCCGAACGCACCGCCGCCGATCGCCGTCAGAGTGACAACCCCGCCGGAACCAGACGCATCGATCGTCGCGGAGACCGTCGGGTGCGCCACACCGTTGGCGGCCATGTAGTCGCCCGCAGCGCCCTCCGTCCCCCCGCTCTTGTTGATGCAGCGGACGAAGTTCAGCCACGACGCATCGGCCGATCCGCCCACCTTCACGTCCCCGGCAGCCGCGACAGCCGTCTGGAACGTGTAGGTCACCTTGTTGACGACCACGACCTTCGTGGCCGTAACGTCAGACGCCGTGTAGGTGATGACGTTCTTCGCCGGGACACTAGAACGAGTCCGGATGTACCGACTCTGAGCTGCACCACTGCCGACCGGATAGTCCTTGGTCGCGAGCATGGATCAGCCTCCTTACGCCTTCTCGATCGCGTAGTCGAGCAGCAGGTCGATGTGCGCCGCAGTTCCGAGACCGCTCCCGCCGCTCTGCTTGGTGATGCTGATCGCCGTGTTCGCGTCCATCGCCGCGAACGACGCACCATCGGCGAGGACGGTGGACCCGCTCGCGCCCATCCGCAGAACCACGCTGCGGTTGAACGTGGCGGCGATCGCGTTGACCACCGGGCGCGCGGCCGACCCGCCCTGCGTCCCGAGAAGATCCACGCTCGTCGCGGTGGCAGCGTTGCCGCCAATCGCGATCATCTTGCAGTCCACGATCCGGTACTTGAACCCCGGAATCGCAGGGAGAACAACGTGGCCCGCGTTGACTTCAGCCGTCGCCACGCGGTGCCGCAGCGTGTGCGTCACACCAGGAATCAACGGACCAGCGTCGAACGTCAGAACACCGTTGATGTACTTGGGTTTGGCTGCACTACGACCAGCAGGATAGTCCTTGATCTGCATCGAGTTACTCCTTTTCCTTTGCGCTCGTCGGTATTTCCGACCTTGGACGCTAGGAGCAGCCCGACACACTGCTCTTGTTGGAAACGAGGCTAGGAGGGAGGGAAACGGTCTCCCTCCTAGCCAACAGGAGATTACTCGCCGACCATGCGACAGGCGAACTCAGGACGCACGCACTTCACACCGTACAGGATGTCGTACGCGAAGCGGGTGCGCTTGTGCTGACGAGACACCTCGAGCCGCAGCGTGAGACCGCTGATCGGATCGACTGCCGACATGTACGTGCCGAGACCCATCGGGTCCGCGCCCGAGAAAGGCCTGGTGGCCAGAGCGAACGCATCGCGGTGGAACAGCATGTTCACGCGATAGGTGTCGCTCGCGCCGAGGACGGTGACGACTTCGGACGAGGACGCGGCCTTCTTCAGACCAGGGTAGATCGTCATCGCGGTGGTCGGAGCGGTGCCGGTCGGGGTGACACAGACGTACTGCTGATCGTCACCAGCGATGGTGAAGATGTCGCCCGCGAGGATCGAGCCAGTGCCACCAGTCAGGTTGACCGTGGTCGCGCCAGCCGCGTTGGTGCCCGTCGTGGTGCCCGCGCCGTTCCACGTCCCGGCGGTGTGCGAGGGGACGTTCTGATCCATGAACCAGACCGCGCCGAGCTTCTCACCGATCTGACCCTTGATGATGCCCTGGGTGTCGCCACGATACGAGGTGTCCTGGAACGCACGGAGGCCGAGCGCATTGGCCTTGGCGCGCGAATTCATCACCACGAACCGAGGATCCGCAGGAGTCAGAGTGTCGTTGATGAGCTGGTCGGCCGTGAGGAACTCACTCGTGTCCGTCCCGAACGGGGTGACACCAGGAGTGCCCGACGCGCTGAAGGTCTGCTTGTACAGAGCCAGAATGTCGGCATCGACCTTGTTTGCCAGCGACTTGACCGCCTCGGAAGCCTGCATCGGGATGATGCCATTCATCGCCTCGATGAGATCCTTGTCGCTCAGGAAGAACGGAGCCTCCCACCACTGGTCGAGCGCGATGCTGACCTTGGTAG